GAAGCAGGTGTGCACGGTGGCCGTCGCCGAGGGCCCGTAGCAGTCGTTGTCGTCGATGCGCCCGTAGCCGTTGCCGGTCTCGGTGGTCGAGATGAACACGCCCTGCTTCGCATCGATGCGAGTCTTGAACAGGTTGTGGTGAATCCAGGTATCGGCCGCGCTCTTATCGATCTGGATGCCGTCTCCGTCGGTGCCGTCCAGGCTCGGCCAGAGAAACTGATTGAAGGCAATGTGGAAGCTCGATCCCTCGCCGTAGAAGGTGTCGTTTCCGGTGTTTTCGAACACCGATAGCATGAGCCGCAGACCGGTGCCACGGAAGTCCATGCCGCGCGCGTTGGCGCCGCGGTTGTCGTGCGACCAGACGCCCTGGATCCACCAGTTGGTGACGTCGCTGTAGGTGCCCTGGGAAAGGATCCCGTTCGAGGTGAAGCGCTTCAGCTCAAGGCTGAAGATGCACCAGTAGGCGTTGTTGGCCGTCCCCGAGTCGATCCCTCGGGTGGTCGAGTTCTCGCCGTCCAGCGATGCGCGCGCGCGATAGCCCCACAGGGTTCCGTCGCCGCTGAACAGCGTGCAGCTCAGCGGGTCGCCCGTGATGTCGGCACCCGGCGTGATGAACGAGGTCGCGTTCTTGCGATCGGCCGTAATGAAGCCGACATCGTCATCCACCCGCTGGAGGTACACAACCATGTCACCGGGGTCGACGCGACCCGGCGTGCCGTCAACGGCGCTGTAGAGCAGCGCGGAATTCTCGATGGCATTGGCTGGCGAGTTGCCGGATCCGGCGCCGCAACCATAGCGCGCGCAGTCGGCGTCGGTGCGCACGAACAGCACTTCGACGTCGAGCGCCCACGACGGGACCGTGCACAGCAGTCCGACGAGAAAGGCCAGCAGACGCATCACGGCGTCCAGGTCACGCCCGAGTCGGCGGGCCGGTACCACACGTTGATCGCGCCGGCGTTGAGGGACCCAGGGTCCCAGACGCAATTGGCGTCGAACAGAAGCGGCGCCGGAAAGGGGTAGAGGCCTGCGGCTCGGGACGCCGGGATCGGGTAGACGGTGGTGCTGCTGCTCTTCAGGTTCGAGGCATGCGCGCTCATGGCGGTAGTGACCTCAATCCCAGCGATCAGGCACGGTCCGCTCAAGATGGTGCGGGCCGCCAGGTCCCCGTTGTAAGCGATGGACTTCATCCGGTACTCGCCAGAGACCGAGAGATAGTCCGCGCCGGTCAGGCTGCCAATGCCGCGCTCGCCGGCGATGGCGCGCGCGAGCGTGACCAGCTGCTCGCCAAGCTTTCCGCCGCTCGCTGCGTTCGCGCCGAGTCCCAGGGCTATCAGGGTCCCGAGCAGGAGCCAGGTCAAGTTACGCATCGGCCACCTCCTTCACGAAGCCGCCCTTGAGCAGCCGCTTCTGGTGGGCAGGGTGGAGCACTACCAGCTGGCCGTTTCGAACGCCCGGCCAGGACCGGATGACCTCCACCGGCTTCTGGCGCGGACGCGCGCGCGAGTAGTCCATGGCGCCCACCATGCGCACCGAGCGCGGCACACCGCCGCGCTGCTCGCGCGGCCGCTGAGCGGCGCGCTCCTGCGGCTGCGGCGCGGCGGTCTCGCTGGGTGGGCTCTGGGCGGATTCGTGGTCGTCGCTGGGCTTTGCCTTGGCCATGCTCATCTCCAAACGTCGTCAGGTTTGCCCCGAGCGGTGAAGTCGTTCGGGTGCTGGTAGGTCGCCACGAGGTCACGGTTCGGCCAGCGCACCATCAGCTCGGCGTGGCCGACGGCGACGCGCGGCGCCAGGTACAGGCTCTTGCCGGCGGCGCGCCAGGCGTGCCAGAAGGCAATGTCGTCGTCGACTCGCTCCTCGCCCCAGCGGCCGTCGGGATCGGGCTTGCCGTAGAACCAGGGGCGCGGCAGCTCGAGTAGCGCGGAGACCTTGAGCAGGGTTAGGCCGAAGTGCGCGGTGCGCGCGCGGACCAGGTCACCGGCGAACGCATCGCGCCGCACCTCGCTCATGGGCTTGCCGTCGTCATCCTCGAGCGTGAAGAGCGCGGTCGACTGCGTGCGGTGCGCCTGCAGGGGCGCGAGCGCGTCCACCTCGGGGTGCTGCATCGCCGTGAACAGCAGGGCCTCGACGTCCCAGCGCGTGAACACCGTGTCGTAGTCCATCGTCAGGATGTAGTCGGGGGACTCTTCCTCGATGGTCTCCTCGATGGCGCGCGTGAGGCACGGGCCCCAGAAGGCGCCGGTGAACTTCCGAAACGGGATCCGCAGCGGCATCAGCGCCTGGTAGCTGCAGAAGAAGTTGTCCATGAACCCGAGCCGGGGCGTGCTCATGCAGGCCGTGACCTTGGGCCAGGCCTCCGGCGGCTTGTAGCCGAAGAGGTTCAGGGAAATGGGCAGCGCCGCGCAGTCCTGGATCCGGCTGTTCCAGCGCTGGATGCCGACCAGGCCCGCGGCGGTCATCAGATCCCGCAGTTGCTCTTCGTCGAAGATCGCGCCGTGGCGGTCGTTCGCGTCGGCGTGCCCGCCCATCACGTAGCCCTCGACCGGCAGCGGCGCGCCGGCCAGGTACTGCTGCGCGATGACTGCGAAGTCGGGGACCGCGATGGCGAGGCGACCGCCAGGCTTGAGCGCGCGCACCCAGTCGCGCAGCACCGCAGGCACCTCGCGATGGCTGAAGTGCTCGAGCACGTGGGAAGCCCGGATCTCTTCGACCGTGCCGTCTTCGTAGTCGAGCGGGAAAGCCTCGCGACCTTCGGCCCGGTCGACGTTGACGTACCCCGGGAGCGGGACCGCCCCGCCCCCGAGGTTCAGGCGCAGGCTCAGATGAACACCTGCGTCTGCACGCCCGCCTTGGTGGCGGTGGTCGGCGCTTCCTGGCTGCGGCTCAGCCGGCCGGTGATCGCCATGATCTGGGTGGTGCGCGGCGACACATCGCAGCGGATGTATCGCTTACGGCCACGCAGGTCGACGCCGAACACGTGCTGATTCGGCGCGTCGGTCAGGTGGTTGCCGATGGTGAAGTCGGTGCCCCCGACCGCGCCGCTGATGTTGGCGAAGTTGGTGGTTACCGTGTCGTCCGATTCCATCAGCTTCAGCACCGAGGGCGCGTTGCTGACCACGTTGGCGGTTGCCGCGGCAACCGCGACCTCGAGGTATTCGAAGCCGCGGGTGTCGATGTAGCCGCTCGCAGTGGCGCCGGCGGTGAAAGAGGCCGGCGTCACCAGGACGCCGTGCTTGGCAGGTGCATGCATAGGGGGTCTCCCAAAATGAGAGAGCCCGCTTCAGCGGGCTCAGAGGGTGGAACGGGAGGCGGTCAGGCTCAGGTCTTGCCGAGCAGCGCCACGACGGGACCGGCGACGGTGTTGCTGCCGAGATCGTGGTTCACGATGTCGAAGCGCTCCGTGCCCAGGATGCCGATCTGGCCGTTGCCGGCGTACAGCTCGCGCAGCACCTGCAGGGTGAAGCCGCGGCGGTCACCCATCGTCGAGGCCATGGCGAAGTCACCGTAGAGGATCATCGCGGAGCCGTTCAGCGCGGTGGCCACCGCCGGCATCGCCTGCGAGACCTCGATCTGGTCGCCCAGGTAGGTCGGCCGCGGGCGCTCGCCGACGGACATGATGGTGTTGCCGCCGGAGGCCACGGCCAGCGCATCGAACACCTGGGCCTTGCCGAACTTGCTCACCAGCCACCGAGCATTCCGCTCGGCGTAGACCGGGAGGCGACCCCGCAGCAGGCCGAGGTCATCGGCGTCGATCTCGGCGAAGGTGTCGTGGCCGCTCGCCGCGTCGATGGCGCCCTGGGTGTGGGTGCCGTCGATGATCTTCGAGCGGATACCCCAGATGCCGCCGTAGGTCGAGGTGCCGTCGCCGTTCAGCCAGCAGTCGTCTTCCTTCACGCCGAACGCGTAGGCCTGCTCGCTCGCGAGGTCGGCCGCGACGTCGATCACCGCGTCTTCCGCGAGCTCGGTGGAGAGCTTGCAGAGGGCGGTCAGCTTCTTCGCCGTCAGGGTGACGCTGTCCCAGCCCTTCTCCGATTCGGTGAACGAGCCGTTCTCGCCAACGAAATAGGCGGTCACACCGCTGACGCGGCGGCCTATGGTCAGGGTGTCCTGGCCCATGGGCACGACGCGCAGGAGCTGGCGGGCGAGGCCGTACTGCTCACGGAGGTCGATGATGAAGTTCGAGAACTCGCCCGGCACCAGGACGCCGCCCTTCGAGAACACGCCCTCGCTCTGGCCGCGGATGTCCATGCCGTTGTCGGTGCACCAGCTGGCCGCACGCTCGTCCTGGAAGATCATCGCCCGCGTCCACATGCCCAGGCGGTAGGCGCGCTCTTCGTTCTTCTCGCCGCCCAGCAGTTCGAGGGAGCGGCGGGAGTAGCGCGCACGCACCTCGTTCTCGCCCCACTTGCCGCGCTTGCCGTCGCCGTCCTTCTTCAGTTCCTTGTCGGCGAGCGAGCGCTCGGCCTCGAGCTGCTTCTCCATGCGCTCGATGAGGGCGCGCTTCTCCTCGGCCTGGGCGAACAGGCCGTCGTACTGGTCGTTCTCTTCCTTGGTCGGGGCGCGGCTCTCGGCCTCCGCCTTGTCCAGGATGCCTCGTGCCTGAGCGATGAGCGCGGCGCGCTCCTCCTTGGCCTTGGTCAGCGTCTTGAAGCTCATAGGTTGTCTCCGAATTGCCGCGCGCGGCTGTTGTGCAGGCGCCCGCCGCGCGCGGTGCGGTGCGCCAGAAAAGGATTCAGGGGTTCGGGGTTGGTCAGGAGATCAGCGCCAGGCGGCGGCGGCGAAGCGCGATGCCGGCGCGCCACGCCTCGGCGGTCAGCGCATCGAGGTCCTCGAGGTAGGACTTCATCGAGCGCTGTGCGATCACCACGTCGGTCTGCGGGTAGGCCGGGAACGTCACCGGGCTCACCTCGTAGGTGCGAAGGTTCTTGAGCGTCCGGATCACCTGCCCGTCGTCGTTCTTCGCCCAGTCCTGGCCGCCGGGGCGCACCGAGAAGGCGAAGCTCATCTGCGACACGTCGCCGCGCTCGATGGGCGCGAGCACCAGGTCCCGCACGGTCTGCGTGTCCGGCGGGTAGATGCGGATCGCCAAGCCCCGCGCGTCCTCCGCCAGCTCGAGCGTCTT